TATCTTTCATGGCCTCGCTTTCGGCTTAACAAGTTCATTAGAAGCAACCGCTGTGCCCTTACAATAAATATGCACATCGTCATGTTGATGCTCCATCATAAAGTACATGGCTTCTTTGCTGTGACTACAATCATCATAACTATTAAATAGTATGTTATGCGTAACTTGTTCGCCTTGCACGAAATAAGTCAGCACCATGAAGGTAAAGTATTTAATCATTAGGCCACTCCCATCTTTTTATCTTCAGCCTCATATTGCGCTCTCTCCAACCTATCAATCCAGTTCTGCAAAGTCTGGTAATTGGCAAAGCCAAGCAAGTCAGCAGCCTCAGACAACGTTTTGGTTTTGGTCAAAGCCCTCTCAATATAATGACGCTTAACCTTATCAAGCGCAGCGTTCATATCAAAATCATCAGGGTCTTCAACAAACGAACCATCAGGCATATCGCCATCTGGGTTAAGTTCACGGTGTTCATCATTTACGCTAATGTTGTACCTGATCTCTTCCATAAACTCTCGTAAGTCAGTTTCGGTCTTAATACCGCCCAACCGCTCAAGTGTGTAATGCATACACATCGTATCATCTGCAATAGACATTATGCTACCTCCTTCCATTCTTTGTATAAATCTCTAACCAAACGCTTTGTCATATAGCGTAAAGCTCTGTTATGCGCATGACCGTCTGTTTCGACGCGCTCACGCTCCATAATCTTACGCTTATCGTACACCATTCTATATGGCCCCGCATTTTCTTCTTTGCCTTGAGCCTTGAGAAGACTGTCGCCAATCGTCCAGAAGACCGCATGCCTTGAGGGGCTATAGCCGTGAACCAATGCCATTTCAGCATTGCTGTGCTTACGTTGACGTTCTCCATCAATCACAGCAAGTCCTGCACGTTTGTAAATACCGTCCAGTTCTTTCTCGTAAGCCATGAAGTCGCCAACTTCTCCAACAATACCTGCCAAGCCTAAATGACCAAAGCCTCTTACTTTGTCCACAAAAGTTGCAACAGGTAATTCTTTTGCTAAGTCAGATAACCACTTTTCAAAACCCGCTCTACTTTTTAACAAAGGTTCTCTGGCATCAAACAATGGTTTTGTTGCAGCCATAAGTTCAATTGAGCCTTCTCCTTTTTTCAAAGCAACAAATAATTTGTTTGCTGCTTTAATCTCACCATCTGCAAAACCTCTACAGATAGCTTTAATTTGCAAAACTAATTTACTTTCAGCGCGAACCATATTTTGACGGTTGCGCCATGTTCGATAAATCATTGCGATAGTCGGGTCTTCATATCTTGTGTCCATTTTACTTCTTTCCTAGTTGCGAGGCGATTGGGGTGTGGCATTGCTGCGTCACGATTGTGGCCTCTGGTTATATTGAGCGTCTGGGCATTGGCATTTCTGCGGTTTCAATATGGCTCAAAACTGGTGGGAGGGTGCAATCCCCGTAACATTGCTGTGGGTCACTTCTGACCCTCCCATAAACTGGTGGGGAAGGGTGAACCATGAATGGCATTTCTGCGGGGCCATGATGACCCTTCCCTTGAGAGGCGGGTCAGGAATGGCATTGCTGCGTAGACCAGATGGCCTCTGGTTAAAAAGTGGGAGCGATCATAGATAGGCATTGCTGCGTGGTAACAAGGGCTCCCGTAAACTGGTGGGAAGGGTGTGCCAGTCGAGGGCATTTCTGCGATCCTGTGGCGACCCTTCCCTTGAGAGCGGTAGCGCATTGGCATTTCTGCGTTTGATCCTTGGCTCTCGTAAACTAATCGGGAAGGGTGATTTAAGATTGACACTGCTGTGTGATTAGGATGACCCTCCCCTAACTGGTGGGAGCGGTCACAAGGTAACATTTCTGTGCAATTTTGTTGGCTCCCATATAACATTAAGACACCATCACATCCGTATGGATGGCCTCTACATCTTCAATCTTCCAAACATCCCGAACAATTTTACCTTCGGGCATCTTCTCCAAGATAGCAGATAGAAACTTATGATTGTGTTTATGCGTACTCATCTTGTTATGCTCTCGCTTAACAACAATCTCTAAATCGCTTTTAGTTGCATCTCCAAGAGCAATACCCAATTCGGGTAATGCAAAGTAATCAAAGATATTCTTGGCATAATTAACAGCCGTATTCTTCAAAGACACATTCGGGGTAGAATGTTCGCCCTTCTTTAATAAAACCTGCTTTGAAATCTTTTCAGCCTGACGCTTAAAACTAATTCGGTTTGTTCTTGATCTGGCGCTTACATCTTCAGATGCAATGCGTTGCAAATAACGTGCGGTAGCCGCATCACGCAAATCTTTATCATTACGCAACATATTAAGATACTTTTCAGCAGCTTGCTTTTGCGTCTTTGAGTTTTCCCAAGCCTTTTCAATGGCCTCTAAAACAATCGGGTTTCTACTTTGATAAGTCATTTTCTACTTCCTTTTTTCCAGTGCCCTCACATTCGGGGCATTCAATTTTATCAACGTCGATGTAACCAACGTCACGGTCAAAGCCGTGTGGTCGGGGGCTATCGACTTCGATCAACCCCCAACCCTCACATTCTTTGCAAAATTCAGTCACTTTACCAACTCGCTTGATAGGTAACGCTACCCCATGAGGTGGACTCCACCCAATCAGCAGCATTGTCGAATAACTTGGCGTGTTCTTTACCCTCGGATCGGTCTTCATCCCACATCTCTGGACTACCAAAGAAACAACCATGACAATCATCATTGCTAGGCAATTTGTTATCGCGTAACGCATTTGCAATCTTGCGCAACTGTTCAGCCTCAAGATCAATTCTCTGACATTTATCAACACCATCGGCAAACTCATTTACAATGTAAACGTGCAACGGTGCGAACTTGCGCCATGTGCCCATGTCCAAAACATATGTCTCTACATCGAACCCATCAACAACAGGGCGCTTCACTTCCAGTGACCCACCTTCGGGCTTTTGCTGTGAATGATCCCACTGACTAACAAACTTGTCGCCTCTTAAATACATATCTAAACCCATGATTTTACTCCTTTTCATTATACTAGATGTCCCATACATAAAATAGTTTATTCTTAGTGTCAAGAAAAAAAATAAAAAAATTTATAAATAAAAAAAACCCCCAGAACGGAGGAACTGGGGGTATCAAGTTAATGAGGCAGAAAGTTACAGACCATGTCTCCCTGCAAGAAATGTTTTAACATGGGAAAAATCCCAATGCAAGAAAAAAGTCAGCATCGGGACAAAAAAATAAAACCCGATAAATTGTTCGGGTTCCTGGTTAGTATAAAAAAACCCCCGCTTGAATTTGCGGGGGCTTTATTTACCAAAGTTGATGATCTTGCCATGTCCAGTTGGACGGTTGGAGCGTTGCTCCTTCAGCAAAAACCACGGTATCCTTATCGGGGTCGATATCTCCCCGCATTCTTTTGTCGTGCCATTTGTGGATAAAATCGGGTTTCCCCCAAACTTTGACGGCGGCACTGTGTTGGGCATCAGTCCTGAACCCCACAAAGTGAACGTGTCCCATTTTTTTCTCCAATCTCATTAAAAGATGCGTCTTCCCTTGCTGCTCTCAAATACCAATCATCAAGACCGAAATCATCATAACCGCTCTTAATCATATCGTAATAGCCGCTTGATGGATGCCGTAAGTTTCCTTTGTTGCCTTTCATGTCGTAGATGATCCAATTGCCGTTGATCTTGCGTCTACCGTATAAAGTCGGATAGCCTTCAAGTTTATCAAGTGACATCAAGCAATCGTGAGTGATCTCCCACAATACAACAGGCAACACACAATCAGGGTCGTAACGAAAGTCAGCCACGCCACGAAAAATTAAACGATGATTAGGCAGATAAAAGCCGCCCATAGGTTTTGCTTTTGGACATCTTGCCGCCATCGCATCGCGGTTCGTGTTCATCCCATATGCTAAATAATACATTTTAATTACTCCTTGTTTTCTAGATAAATTCTTTTATCCCATAAAATCCCAAACGTCAATAAAAAAAGAGAGGCCGAAGCCTCTCAATGTTTTGGGCGGTTCGCAGACCATGCCGCCCATCATGGAAACCAAGGTTAAGGAGATAACCTAGCCTGCAATTATTAATGTAACCTACCTGCTTTCAAACGCTCTTCATAAAGAGCAAGGTCTTTGTAAAAATCTGTGTTAGGATAAAGCGTTGTCTCTGTTTTAACATATGTAACAGGTTTTTTCTTTTTGCTGTTATCCCACTTTGGCGAAGTACGCGCCTTGTAGTAATACTCTTCAATCAAATCCAAAGCATCATCCACAAGCCCTTCAGTGTACAACCACAAAAAATGATCCCACTCAGGCTCAGGCTCAAGAAAGCCCTCTTTGTTTACTCTGGTCTTAAAAAATTCCACAATGCACTTTTGAGCGTAACCATATGAACACTGTGCATCGTGCGCAGTGTAACGTGTAAACTGGTTAATAGCCCAATTATGCATTCTAATGCCAAAACCTTTTAAGCCACCGTCACAAATCTTTTTAAGATCAGCAACGTTTTGACGGTAATGCTCTTCACCTAAATAAGAGCCTTCAAGCCAACAACGAAACATGCGCCGTGTAACGTGATTACTGTCTGTTTCAGAACCTTTTAGGTCGTCGAAAATACGTTGTTTAATTGTTTGTCTCATAATATCCTCCGTTTGTTTAAAATTATGATATGACCCTTATAAATGGTAAAGTTTGGGATTGTCAATAAATTTTATAATTTTTTTTATATTATTTTACTCCAGAAATATTTAGTCCGAAAATCAATAATCTGGAGTTGGAGTAAAAAAGTAAATAAAATCAATGGGTTAATCACTTTACTCCAGACACTCCAGAAAGCCATTCTGGACTAAAAAAGTCAATGTTTTCAATGGTTTATTTAGTCCAGAAATGCCCCCCCCTAAAGGGGGGTATATATACCTTACCCCCCTTGGAGTAGATGGATCGAAAAGATTTGGGATATTTTGGGAACGTCAGCACTTGACGGCAGCAGCGGATCAGGTAATATAACCCGACAAATTGTTCGGGTAGCACGGGAGCAGTCATGCCAAAGGTCGGGGAGCAGATAGCAAAAGGAGAAAAGAGACTAACGCCACCGCAGCAGAAGTTTCTGGATAACTACATTCACAAAGACATGACACAGACCGCAGCAGCAAGAGATGCAGGGTACAAGAACCCGAACGTTTCCGCTGTACAGCTTCTAAACCACGCACGAGTGAAAGAACGCATGGAGGAAATGCGTCAGGAGCTTGAGGCCAAGTACGGGGTGTCAATAACTAAATCTGTTCGGGATATGCAACGCCTTCGGGATGAGGCATGGCAAGAGGGGAACTTCTCAGCAGCGATTAAAGCCGAGGAACTCAGGTTGAAAGTAACGGGATTAATGGTCGCCCGTAGCCATGTAACGCATGAACATGTTGACAATCTCAGCAGAGAGCAGATCGTAGAGCAACTCCAAGAGTTTATGGATCGTGCTAAAAACCGCATGGTTGACGTAACACCCGCAGAAAACCCCGCAGAACCCGAACATATTCCTATAACGGAATATAATCAAGACGCAGCAGAGTAAGCTTATAGCTTGGGGAGGGCGGAGAAACGCCCCCCAACCCCATTTTCTGGGCGGAGGCGGGGGTGAAGGCAAATAATCGGGGTCGGTAAGCCGAAAATTTGTTCGGGTTCTGTCGGGCCTTGTGCGGGACTCCCAGGCAAGTCGGGATCGGAGTCGGGATTTTCCCAGGCGGATCGGGATAACCCGAAGAATTGTTCGGGTTTATTATACCAGGGCGCTGACTCCCAGGCAACTGCTTGATTCTCTCCAGGGGATTTCCCGCCCAGGTAGGCGGATCTTCGCCCAGGCATAAGAACCCAAACAATTGTTCGGCTTTTCCGCCCAGGCCAGGTGACTGACCCTGGCAACCGTTACCAAACCGTTACTAAAATAAATATAAAAAAGTTTATATTTAGTGTTGACACATATTATATTATGGGATAGTTTGGGATTATATCTAGAAAAGGAGTAGACAAATGAAACAAGTTAGAAAGTATATCGGAAAGTTAAGCAAAGTAAAAAGGCTTAAAAATTCATTAAATGGCAACCCTCGGTTTTTAATTGCGATGGTAACCGCAAATCAGGACTTCCAATTATTTAGAACGGCAGTGGATTGCGGGTTAGCATACAGTGTAGAAAACTACCTAGATCGGGATCGGGTAGTTGAGGTCGAGATCGGGCAACATTACGGACAGCAAACTTTAAAAAGTATTAATGAATTTTAAAATATCGGGATCGGGATCGGATCGGGTCGGGTTATCGGATCGGGTTCGGGGCATCGGATCGGGGTTATAGCATAAGCTATAACCCTTTTTTTATATCTATAACCGTTACTAAACCGTTACTGGCTATAAATTGTTTGGGTTTAAACCGTTACTAAACCGTTACCAAACCGTTACTAAATCGTTACTGGCAGCGCCCAAAAAAAAAGAACTTCAACAATTGTTTGGGTTTAGTCCCATAAAACGCTTGTATATATGGGAAAAATCGCATAATCTGATTTCAGAGGGAGAGGTTGTGCCCTCATAAACAAAAAAAACGTAATAAAAACAATAACTTAGGAGAATAAAATGCCAAATACAGACCAAATCACCCATACATTCAGTGTAGAATGGGAGCTAGCTTTTAGATCAGGCGTATCAAAAATCACATTAATAAGAGATTTTGAAAGAATGGGCCTTGGATATATTAAAGTCGTAACCGATTGCAGTATTCCAATAACTAGTAGCCGTCATAGTGGCCTTGAAATAGTTTTCCCACCTATGACCGATACGCCTGATACATGGGCTATATATAAAAGAGTGTCAGACCATATAGAACAATATGACCCATACGATCCAAACACTTTACCTAGTAATCCTAGACACAATTCAAATAGTGCAGGAATGCATGTGCATATTTCTGCCGCAGCTATTAAAGTAGCAGCGCCCGTATTTAATGCGGCTAG